ACTGGCTTGGCATCTTGTAGAACCAGGAGAGCTAAAGTGGAACTGGCACCTCGACGTTGTGTGTCAACACCTAGAAGCAGTATCAAGAGGAGAAATCAAGAACCTCCTAGTACTACTCCCTCCAGGCACAATGAAGTCATTGCTTGTAAGTTCGTTCTATCCAGCATGGGAGTGGACCTTCAAACCAGAAACCAAGTGGATCTACTGTTCATACGCTCAGAACCTATCAAACAAGAATGCCAAGCATCACAGAGACATCGTACAGTCAAAGTGGTTTCAAGACAGGTGGGGTTCAAAGTGCAATATCACCAGAGACACAACAAAACAAGTTCAAATGTTTGAGAACGCTCAGCATGGCTTTAGGTTTTCTACTGCTGTGGGCGCTGGTGTAACTGGAAGACATGCAAACAGACTTGTGTTCGACGACCTTCTCAAAGCTCAAGTAGCTTACTCTTCTGATACACTTGACAGAGCCAATGACTACTGGTTCAACACAATGGCAACAAGACAAGCAGACGCCAACACAACCTCAAAGATTGGAATCATGCAACGTCTTCATACCCACGACACAGCACAGCTTTGCATAGACAAGGGTTATACGGTAGTGTCGCTTCCAATGGAATTCAATCCACGTACTCCATGCAAGTTCTCAATACCAATAACTTCCGAAGACTTCTATGAGCCATTTACAGAAGACCCAAGAATAGAAGAGGGTGAACTGCTGTGGGAAGATAGATTCTCAAGAGAAGCGGTAGAAGATCTCAAACAGTCTCTTGGACCACTAGGCACAGCAGCACAACTTGATCAAACACCAATAGCTGCTGGAGGTACCATATTCAAAGTAGATGATTTCAAACAATTCTGGGGCTCAAACCCACATACAGAAATACCTCATGACGCTAAGTGGATTATGTCAGCAGACTGTACCTTTGAAGATGAGAAGACAGCAATCAATCCTGACTATGTTGTTATTCAAGTCTGGGCTTCCAAGGGACCGAACTTCTATCTCATTGACCAAGTACGAAAGAAGATGGATATCATAGCAACTTGTCAAGCCATCGAAAGTCTTCAAATACAGTATCCAAAGATAACCTCTACTCATATCGAAAAGAAGGCAAATGGAGCAGCGGTCATCAGAATCTTGTCTGAAACTATTTCGGGTCTAAAGCCATATCCTCCAAAGGGTCAACCGATGCCTGGCAAAGTTGAAAGAGCTAACGCAATCCAACCTCTTATGGGAAATGTGTGGCTCCCTTCAGGAAAGATATGGATGGATGACTTCATAAAAGAATTGCTTGCCTTCCCCCTGTCAAGACACGATGACCAAGTTGACGCATGTTCAATGAGTCTTGATATTCTACATAAGCCAGGAAGGTCAAGATACCTAGCAGCCCTTGGTAAGATTGCAGGAGAGAGAAACCTAAGCACCAATCAATGGCAGTAGAACTTCTCTATATTGACCTAGAGACACTCAATCAAGAAAGACGAACACTGGTATAGGTCATACAAGCAAACCCCGTTACGCCTTTTAGATTTACTAGACTATTTACTAAATGGAGAGTGCCTGAATATCGGATGTCTTATTGCGAAGAGATTTGCAAACCAACTCAAACCAGACCAAAACCCACTAGTCAATCCAAATCTATACCAATTACTTTCAACCTTGGTTACAGTTCAAACTCAAGGTACCTACACTGGACGGTAGATATTTCTCCACTCTCCAAACTTCATACCCATAATACTTTGGGGAAATAACTCAACTGGAAGAGTACTTCGTTTGCAACGAAGAGGTTGTGAGTTCGAGTCTCACTTTCTCCACCAACTTAATTCAAGAATCATACAGAGAGAACTTCATCACATCATGGCAACTTCAAAAACAAAAACTCCAAGAATCAAGTCTGTTCAATCAACACAGTCAAAGGCTCCACAAAAGTCTAGTGTCAAAGTAATAGACGACCCGATTCTCAAAGCTATGAGTAAGATGGACTCTTGGTCTAACGCCATGACTGGCATTGGAGGAGTTCGTGATAAGACAATGGGCATGGGTATCTGTCCTGCTGTTCCTCTCAATGAAGCACAACTAGAAGCTCTCTACATGACAGATGACTTAGCTTCCACGATTGTTGACTCAATTCCAGAAGACTCAATGTCCAAAAACATTATGATCAAAGGCGAGGGTTCAGAACACCTAACATCCGTGTTTGACAGACTAAACTTCCTAGATACTTTCATTGAAGCCTGGAAGTGGGGAAGACTACACGGTGGTGGTGCTATCTTCATGGGTATTCAAGATGTAGACCAAAGCTCACAACTCAATCCACGTACTCACGGTAAGCTCTTGTATACTCTAGTCCTAGACAGGTGGGAAATGCAGGTAGCTTCATACTACACAGATCCAACCCTTCCAAAGTACGGACAGCCAAGAACTTACAGAGTTACACCACGTTCTTCAAACGGTTCTGTGTCCAACACAATGCTAGGAGTCGAAGTACATGAGTCAAGGTTTATCATGTTTGGCGGTGCCTCAACTCCAAAGAGATTCAAAGCAGCAAACAATGGATGGGACGCTTCCGTACTTCAACGCTCATACGATGTTCTTAGAGACTATGCAGGCATTTGGAGAAGTGCATCATACGCAGTATCCGACATGTCTCAAGGTGTATTCAAGATCAAGGGACTCGTTGACATGATTTCCGAAGGTCATAAAGACAAGCTACTAGACCGTATGGAACTTGTTGACATGGCTCGCTCTGTTGCACGTTCTGTAGTTGTTGACGCTGACACAGAAGACTTCTCCGTTGTTGGTTCTGCTAACCTTGGTGCCATTCCAACAATCCTAGACCAGGCTAACTCAAGAGTAGCAGCAGCAGCAAGAATGCCCGTTACACGTCTCATGGGTACCTCTCCAGGTGGTTTGAATGCTACAGGAGACTCAGACTTGTCCAACTGGTACGGTGTCATTGACATTGCTAGAGAACAGATTGCTCGTCCAAGACTCCTAAAGCTTTTACACGTAATTGCGCGTTCATACGGTATTACCACAGAAGGACTAGATGTTGAGTTTCCAGCACTATGGAGTTTGAGTGACCTAGAAGAAGCTGATCTAAACAACAAAAACGCTTCAACAGATCAATTATATCTTTCAATGGGCGTAATCACAAAAGAAGAAATTAGGGAAAAACTTAGCGCATCTGCTATTTATGACATAGAGCCAACAATTCCAAGCCAGGTACCAAGTACACCAGAGTCTTCAACAGCAGTTCAAACAGAACAATCAAATGAGACAATTGTCTCCGAAGACCAAACTCTTACACCTAGCACCTAAGTCTTAATTCACAATGACCAAACTTCAAACAAGAACTTCTGTATTCAATAGCCAACGCTTCGATGCAGGAGAGATTTCTAAAGTCACTCAAACACCACAAGGTGGAATCAGAGTACAGGCTGCCGTTTGTCGTGTCGGAGTCCTTGAATACAAGAATATTGATGGTTCTGTACGTAGAGAACTTGCACTACCAGAAGAGGTATTCTCTGTAAGCTCAATGAGCACTCTCGACTCTGCACCTATCACTCTACGTCACCCACAGGACATGATTGACTCACAGAATTTCCATATGCTGTCAAGAGGTCACGTAGCAGAAGGCAAGTCAAGACAAGATGGTCACTGCTTAGTTGCAGAACTTGTTGCACAGGACGCAGAGATAGTAGCAGGCATTCTAGACAAGAGTCTTGTAAACATTTCATGCGGTTACACTTGTGAGATTGAAGAGACACCAGGCATTTGGCAAAACCTCAAGTATGATGCTATCAAGCGCAACATCAAATATAACCACGTAGCTCTTGGTCCTCAAGGTTGGGGACGCAGCGGAGCAGACGTATCAATTCGATTAGATTCACCAGAAACCGAAATTGAAACATATTTAGACACAGCACACTACACAAACAAAGATAAGGATGCTATGAAGAAACTTAAACAAGAAACCAAACAGGACGCAGAACCGTCTATCTCTGTTGAAGAAGAAGAAGCTGTTATTGAAGAAGTTGCGGCTCCAGATTCTGAAGAAGAAAATCTTGTAGTAGAAGATAGCTCAGACTCCGATAGCCTAGACGCAGTACTTGCAATGCTAGACCTATCCGCTCTTTCAGAAGAAGAACTTGCTATGTTCAATGAACTATTCTCAAAGGCAACAGTACTTCCAGAAGTAGCAGCAGAAGAGTCAGCAGAAACAGAAGAAGTTGCAGTAGAAGAGAAGACAGACGCACTACAAATAGATGCACTTGTTTCCCTTCAAAAGAGAATCGACGAACTAGAAGCTGAGATTGTAACAGTGAAGGCAGAAGCAGAGGCAGCGAAAGCAGAGTCCGAGGCTCACCTAGCACTTCTTACAGAAGCAGCAAAGCTCGGAGTAGAAGTACCAGAAGATGCAACGGACGATGAGATTCGTTCAATGGTCATTGGTATGGCAGTCCCAGGAATGGACTTGGAAGGTAAAGACTCAGACTACCTCAAAGCCGCATTCGACATGGCAGTCCAGATTCTACAAACCAAAGAAGTTACTGAAGTGAGAGATAGTTCCCGCTTCGATAATCAAACCAACAACAAGAAGAGTGACTTAGAACTCGCTCGTCAACGTGCTGATGAAGCACAGAAAAAAGCTTTTGATGCGGGTCGTACTGCATGGAAGAAAGGTCTATAATATATGTCAATTCAAACTACAGTTACAGCAGCCCCACTTAAAGGTTACGCTGGTCAACTAGCAGAAGTCGGCGCTCCTTCTTACCGCGTTAGCGCAGCGGTTTCCCAACCATCCGTAAATGTCCTTGCCCCAGGTAAGATTGCAATGCGTGGTGCAGACGGTGTTGCAAAGCCTGTCGATGACGCAGCAGCACTTGCAGCAACGAACATGCTCGGCGTTGTGATGTATGAAGCTTCCCGTGAGCCAGGTGCATTCGAAGTAGGTGAAGACGTTACGGTTATCCGCAAGGGTGTCGTGTACGTTCAGCTTACCGAAGCAGTTGTAG